CCGTCCGCCGGGAATGGCCGCCCGGCGCTGATGATGGCAGGCCGAACACAAAAACGAGGAGGCAACAAAATGGAGATCATCAAGCAATACCGCGACGGGAACGAGCGGCATGACATCGTTTGCCTTGCAGGTGAAACGCTGTTTGAAAACTGGTATTCCGTGCTGGAGGATAGCTGCTGCCTGCGCCACCCCAGCAGCACCGCCGGATATTTTCACAGTCTCGACGAGGCCGAGACCGCGATGCACAAGCACCGCCCCGCCGCCGTCGAGATCAGCGAGGAGGCTTGACCATGTACGCGCTGGAATACAAGCAGCTTTAAATCCCCCGCGAGGCGCTGACCAAAAACCGCTGTTTTCAGGGCTACCGCTGGAAGCAGTACGCCGTATGCGAGGAACGGGAGCCGCTGGAGCAGATCAAAGCCACGAAGAAAAGGCCGGAGGAGTGGCGCGTCGTCCCGCTGGCCGATAGCGTCTGACCCCGCAGCCGGATACCTTGGACGGGCCGCACCGGACAAAGCGACCCGACCCCACGCACAAAACCAAATCACAAATCAGGAGGTACACAAAATGGCATGGCTTTACATCCCCGCCGAGACAGGCGAACGCATCGAAACCATCTGCAATCAGCACTACAACGCCGGGCGCGGCGCGTGTGACTGCCCGCTCTGGCCCGCCTGCAGCTACTCGAACGATCTCACAAAATCCAACGCGGAGAACACTCGCATTTTTGAGCAGGGCATGGCCGCCGCTCTGGCCGCCCTCGACAACGAAATCAGGAGGTAACAACATGGCATCCATCGAACGCAAGATCAACGGCACCTTTGCCCCCGTCCCCGGCGGCTACGCCCAGCAGATCAACGAGCAGACAACGCTTTTTGTCCCGGACTTCTCCGCCGCCCGCTACGACCCCAAAACCGGCGAGCTGTTCGGCTACGCCCCGGACTACGCCGCATTAGAGGCAGAAAAGGCCCCCGCCGTGCAGGCCGACAAACCCGGCGAATATGTCTACTGCTACGAAATGCAGCAGGCCCCCACGGGCTGTGACTTTGCCGCCGATCTTTCCTACTACGGCAAGCATTACTTTCTCCGCCCGCTCCGCGACGACCTGCCCCAGCTCCACGGGCGCGGCATCAGCTACGACCAGCAGCGAAACACCTACACGGTCACGTGCCGTGCCTATGACAAGCTGAAAGAGCAATACCGCATCCGCTATGAAACCTGCCTCGACTGACCACAAAACCGGATACCTTGGAGCCGCCGCACCGGACAAAGCGACGGCACCCCATAAGCGAAACCCCAAAACACAAAACGGAGGTACACACCATGTACGAACAGACAAGCATGATCGCCCCGCCGCAGGCCGAAGCAAAGTCCGCCGCCCGCTATTACGAGATCAACGAGGATACGGCCCGCAGCGCTCACTACTGCGTCCACATGAGCGACTACAAGCCCGGCAGCGCAACGGCGGAATACCGCCGCGCCGTGGACAACGCCGCCGCGCTGGTGGAGGCACGGAAAGCCAAGGTCAGCCCCTACTACCACGACAAGCTCGACGCGCTGCTTGACCGCTACGCCCGCCGCCTTGCCCAGTGGATGAACGACTACAACCGCAATCAAGCCAGCTACCCCAGTCAGTTCATTTCCGGCGCGGGCAATTACAACATGAAAAAGCACGAAAAGCAGATGTCCCGTGAGGGCACCCTCTGGAACGAGTACAACGAGATCAAGGCCATCTTGAACAAGATCGAGGCCGTCGGCACCGGCGCGGTAGACCTTGCCGACCCCCACGCCCGCGAAATGCTCGCTGAACAGCTCCAGAAGCTCCAAAGCAAGCTCGACGAAAGCAAGGCCCTGAACGCCTATTACCGCAAGCACAAATCCTTTGACGGCTTTCCCGGCCTGACCGCCGAGACCGCCGCCAAGCTCACCGCCGACTTTGCCGACACCTGCCAGCGCTGCCCGTGGGTAAAGCACCCCATCCCCGACTACGAATTGACCAGCCTGCGCGGCAAGATCAAGCGCGTACAAGCCCGTCTTGACGAGCTGGACAAGCGCACGGAGCAGGCCGAGCAACCCGCCGAAAGCACAAAATTCTCCGGCGGCGAGATCGTCCGCAACCTCGAAGCCGACCGCCTCCAGATACTCTTTGACGAGAAGCCCGACGAGGAGACCCGCGCCGCGCTGAAACAAAACGGTTTCCGCTGGTCGCCCCGCTATAGCGCGTGGCAGCGCCAGCTTACCCCCAACGCCGAAGCCGCCGCCCGCTACGCCCTCGGCCTGACCGAATAACAAACCAGATCCCGCCCCGGAGGTCACGAGGGCAGAAAGGACACGGCATGAACAGCTATCCCAACATCATGTATTTCTTCCATGACGGCAGCACCTATCTCGTCCCGCGCTATACAAACGCCTCCGGCCTCGCCACTATGCTGGACGAAGTGCGACGGGCCGCCTATCTGGATATGACAAAAAGCGGCGCAGATCACGCCGTCTACGCCGTGAAGCATTACGACCCCAAAACCGGCGATGTCGTAAAGGCTGACATTTATGCCCCCGCCGTTCTTCTGAACGAAGCCGAGTTTACCAAGCGCACCGACGCACAGATGCAGGAAAGTCCCGGTTGCTATATTCTCGCGCTCCACGCCAGAAAATAACCACGAGCTGACCTACCGGCACAACGGGGAGAAAGGACGCAACATGACCGCGACTGCAGCCCCCACAAGATACACGATCAACCTCGACGGAACGCTGGAAAAATGGTATTTGGAACACGACGGCGGCGAGATTATCTATCTCCGCAAGACCCCGCGCCCAAAATGGAACTGCGGCATGAAAGAGTTTCCCGCCGCCGAGGTATTCCCCGACTACAAAACCGCCCGCGCGGCGCTCAAATCCCGCTCCAACACAAAATAACCCATAGACTTCTACACGCCAGCGTGTTATAATGCACCCAAATCCAAAGGAGGCTCCCATGGACCAAAACGCCGACATTTTCCCCGCCTACCGTCTCGTGGCCCAGTTCGCCGACGGCCAGCGCCTCACCTTCGACGGCCTGACCGAGCAGCAGGCACAAAACCGCATGGAGGCCGCGCAGGCGCTCCACGGTGATATTTGCTGGTACGACGGCGTGACCGACCAGCACTACGAAAACGGCCATTTCTACAAGCTCACGCCCCCGCCGCCGACAATCAACATGATCGACCTGACGGACTACCACGAAAAGGAGGAATGACCGTGCCCATTCCCGAAAGTAAGCGCCGCAACAACGACATCTACAACGCCAAATGTGACCGCATCAGTGCCCGGCCCGTCAAGCCCGTCGGCAACGCCATCCGCGCCGCCGCAAAAGCCGCCGGGCAGAGCGTCCAGGCGTATGTGCTCCAAGCCTGCGCCGAGCGCATGACCCGCGAGGGACGCCCGCTGGAGCTTGACAGCCCCGCCGACGAATAACACAAATCCGGCTTGCTATCGTGCAGAACAAAACCCCGGCAGACCGTACCAAAACGGCCCGCCGGGGCATTTTTATCTTCTCTTGCTGCTGTACAGGTATCTGCACCGCCGCCGGAGCGCTTTTCGCCTCGCTCTCCGCACAAAAAGCCGCCTCATGCCCTCCACCAGCTTATCAACAAAATCCACGGTCTTTTCCTCCCATTCGCAAATTGTTTTTCCAGAGCCGCCCCGACGATCACGGAAACCCTTTCGCGCCACGCGCGAAGTCTTGAAAAACTTGTTCCTATAAGGCCGGTTTTCCTGTTCCGCCGCCGTGGTGTTCCGGTGCAAGATCGGGCGGCAAAGCAGCCCTTGCTCAGCCCCGCCGGACGGCCCAAAATTTTTTGCCGCTTATTATGTACGCGCGCGCGACGCGCGACGGGCCAGCGCCTCCGCTTCCGGCAGCTCCTCCAGCACCTCGCCCAGCCGCTCCATTGCTCTTGTGTGCCAATCGCGGGCCGTGCTGTCCGCCGTCCCAAGTCTCGCGCTGATCTTCGCCCAACTGTACCCACGCACATAGCGCATCACAATGACCTCTTTGTACTTACCGTTCAGCGCGTCCAGACAGGCACGAATACAGGCTTCATCCCCGGACAAAACCCGCTCCGTCTCCGCGATCTCCGCCAGCCGCTCGCTCACGCCGTTTTCCAGCGCCCGCAGCCCGCTTTCCTCCGTCGGCTTTCCCGGCGACGAACCGCGCGGCATCCCGTCACACGCCAGCCCCCGCAGTCCGTAATAATTGCCCTCCAATTCCGTCCGCTCCTGCCGCAGCAGGCGCAGCATCCCCGGAATTGCCTTGTAGTACAGGGCTATGTGCTTCACGCTGCCATACCGCATCCGTCGCCTCCTGTTCTTGGCTCTGCGCCAAATCTCCTTGCCTGTGGTGTCAATCCAACGTTTTCCCGAAGATCGGCTCTTTCGCGTCGCTCTCGTCCACATCCACCGGCTCGCCGAGAATGTCCGTCATACGCCGGGCCAGCATATTGTAGCCGAACCAGTCCCCGCCCTCGGCCCACTCGTTGAACTGCCGGAATACGTCCTCCGTGGCGCGGACGGTCTCATTCAGCCGCTCCACGCCAAAGCCGAGGGCCTGACGCGCCCCCAGCGCGTAGCATTTCACCACGATCTCCGCCGCTTCCCGCCGTTCGCCCAGCAAGGCCCAATCCCGGTTGCTTTTCGGCGCTTTTGACGCTGGCAGCACAAAATGCTCTGTCAGCAGGCCCTCCAGCTCCTCGTTCAGCTTCTTTTTCGCCCGCTCCATGCCCACGCCGCGTTTGTTGACGGCGAACCGCTCCAACGCGCCGTTTGCGGCGTTGATCACGCGGTCAAGCCGGTCTTTCCCGATGCCGTAGCGGTCATGCAGCGCAACCATGAAGCACAAAGAGATCACATGGCCCGCCGCCTCCCGGTTTTTCTCCACCCGCTCGCTCTCCGGCGTTTTCCCACGCAGATAGCGCGTCTGCGCCTGACGGGCCGCGTTGGTGCCAAAATGCGCCGGGATATGCTTATTTCTCCTCATGCTCCGCCTCCAGTTTCCCGCAGAACCGCCCGCACATGGGGCAGAACTCCGCGCACAGCACATTCAGCCCGCCGCCCCGCGCCGTGCTGTCCATCACAAGGCGGGGCCTGCCGTCCTCGCCGTATTCCAGCCAGAACGCCGTGCCGTCCACGGTCTCCAGCTTTTGGTGCCGCTGGCACAGGCCGCACACGGGCATTTCCTCCCGCTTCTGCTCCCTGTCCTCGAACCACGCCAGCTTTGCAAGGGCCACCTCGTAGCCCCTGCTGGAATACACGCGCCCGTCTTTGTCGTAGTGCGTCAGCCGTTTTTCCCACATGATGATACCTCCTCCGCCAGCTCCCGCCAGCGTTTGATTTCTTCCTTGTCCTCCGCCGTGATGATCTCCGTGAATTTTCAGCCCGCCGGACGGGCGATCAGCTCCAGAAACACCCGCCGCCGCACAGGATAATCCCGCTGCATCCGCCGGACAAACTTGCTCTTGACCTCCACGATCTCCACGGTGCCGTCGGCATAGGTCAGCCGGAAATCCGCCGTGTACTGAACGCTCCGCAGCTTCACGCCGTTGTATTCCCCCGCCGGGAACAGCAGAAAGCATGGGTGCGCTTCCCACTTCACGATCTCTCCGCGCCCTATCTTTGGCGCAACGGTGCCGACGTAGTATTCATACTCGCCCCGGCTGTCAAATTTCAGCCCGGACATGGCAGCGGCACGGGCCGCCGCCGTCACGGTGTCGCCCCGCTTTTTCCCGTGCCCGGCAAGCTGTGCCTCTGCCTGCGCCCGGTAACGCGGCGGCAGATCGGATAGCTCCAGCCGGTACGCCATTCACAGCACCTCTTCGTACTTTTCTCTCTGCGTCGCTATCATGTCCGCGTAATGAAGCTCCAGCACCAGCGGCGTTCTTTCCATGGCGGCATTCAGCGCACGGCTCCCGCCACGGAAAGCATCGTCATACGCGCCCATGTGCCAGCGGATGGCAAGGGCCTCGTCGTCCGTCAGCTCCATGTGCTTCATCACGAGATAGACAGATTTCTCCCCGTGTCCCATGGGCATCTGATCTTTCACGGTGTAGTCGGGATATTCCCCGGCATAGTAGTTCGCCTTGCACACGTCATGCAGCAGCGCCACGATGGCCTGCGTCTGCGGCGAATACAGACCGCGCAGATTGATATTCCCCAGCAGGGCATAATACACATTCATACTGTGCTTCACCAGCCCGCCGTGATATGCCCCGTGAAACCGTGTGCTGGCCGGAGCCGTGAAGAAGTCCGTGCTTTTCAGCCACTCCAGCAGCTTGTCCGCACCCGGTCTCGTCACCTGTGACAGAAAAATTTGCTCGAAACGTTCGGCATCGTTCATTCTCATTTCCTCCTTGGCCGATATATATTTCCTCGCCCGTGCCAACACTCGGCGCGGCGCAAGATCACAACGGTATGCCGCTGCCCGGCGTTGCTCACCTTGGTTTCCACGCGGTTGAGCGTGTAGCCGGGGTATTTCTGCTCCCAGAACGCAGCGTCGTCTATGTACACGGTGCTGGCCTCCTCCAGCTTTTTGCGGCTCCACTTGGTATCGTTGGGCGGCGGTGTCTTGGGCTTTTCCAGTCCACGGCTCTGCCGCCAGCTTCGGGCGCACCGTTTGTTCTTGTTGATATATTTTACAAGGCCCTCCACGCTTCCGTGGTCAACCGTGAGATATTCCCCTCGTGTTAGGCCAATGCTGTTTCCGTTCTTATCGCTCCACAGCTCCTCCAGCACGTCACGGGTCAGTCCCTCTGTGTGCTGGATGATCGCGTGGTGATGATGGCGGCCACAGATCGTCCCGTCTGCCATCACCGTCGTGTATTCCGTGGCGGCTACCCACTTTGGGCGCTCCACGCCGTTCTTGTCGCACCAGCGATACACCCGCTTGATGTAATTTGTCCAGTCCATATCCGCCCGCTTGGTGTCTCCCGGCGCTGGCAGATGTTCGTCGTCATAGGTTCCCGTCCATGAGAAGTCGCCCTTTCCGAAGTTGGCGTTTACAAGCTGCACATGGTATCTCTTGGAGCGGTTGTCGTTGTAGGTCTGCTGGGCGAGGGTACAGGCTTCTTTCTTCTTTGCTCTCCGGCTCGCCTTGTGCTGCTTTGGTGTCACGGGGTACAGATCAACCTCCATGTACCCCGCCGTGGCGTAGTCCTTGCCGCAGATATGCTTTTGTTCCCGGTAATACAGGCTCATGCGGCCACGCCTCCCTCGTTTTTGCGTGTATGCGCCGTCACCGGCTTGCATACGGGCCATTTCAACAGTCGTATGCCGTCAGGCACACCCCTGTTTCATGGCTTGTCTCTTAACTTACTGCTGGTATACCAGCCCATTGCGGCCCCTC